GGAAGATCCCGCGCTGGTCGTGGACCGACGACGAGCAGGCATACTGGCGCAATAACATGGCGATGAACCATCGCGGCATGCAGATCGACACCGAACTCTGCGAGGCCGCCATCGCGACCATTGCCGCGGCGAAGAAAGATAAGCAAAAGCGCGCCGACGAGATCACGCACGGCTCGCTGAACCTGACTCAGCGCGACCGGCTCATCCAGTTCATGCTCGCCTATTACGAAGTCGAGACGACCGATCTCCGCGCGCAGACCATCGAGGCGTTGCTCGATAACGAGGCTATCCCTGATGAATGTAAGGAACTGCTCCGGCTTCGACTCGAGCATTCACGTTCAAGCAATGCCAAATGGCCCGCTATTCGTGCAGCTACAGTTCCGCGCACAGGGCGTCTTCACGATACCAGCCTTTTCTGTGGAACTCGAACGGGTCGGCCTACCGGCAAAGTGTTCCAGCCGCTTAACCTGCCGCGGCCGGCGCGGGAGTTCAAAAAGTTCCTGCCGGAAGCGATCTCGGCGCTTCGCCTTCGCCTGGGTCATCTAGTCGTTTCCGACGTGATGCTGCTCGCGAGTAGTGCACTGCGCGGTGCGCTCATCGCGCCCGAAGGCAAGCGACTGGCAGTCGCCGACTTCAACGCTGTCGAGGGCCGCATCGGTTGCTACGTCGCAGGCGAGGAATGGAAAATCCAAGCCTATCGCGACGCGGACGCCGGCATCGGCGAAGAGGTGTACGTGGTGGGCGCCGCGAGCATGTTCGACATGACGCCGGAGTTTGTCCGCCAGGATTACGAAGCGGGCGGCGAACTGCGGCAGCTGGGCAAGGTTGGCGAACTCGCGTTCCAGTACGGCGGCGCCGTGGGCGCATGGCACAACATGGCCGCGCTCTATGGCGTCGAGAAGACGGACGCCGAAGCGTTCGCGCTGAGCCGAAAATGGCGCGCCGCGAACCCGAAGACCGTCGAAATGTGGCACAAGCTCGAGGCTGCGGCGCGCTCGGTCATCAATGGTGGCCCGGGATTCCATTTCGACTGCGGCATCGTCGTGCAGAAACGCGCGAACTGGTTGACCATTCGCCTGCCCAGTGGGCGGTATCTCAGCTATGCCAGCCCACGCGAAGAGTGGATCTCGCGGCCGTGCTTCGACTGTGACGGTAGCGGCATCGTTGCGGAGGAAGACGGCACGCCGGGGATCTGCGTGGCATGCACGGGCACGGGCAAGCGCAAGCAAAACTCGATCACCTTCATGGGCGCGCACCCAAAGACGAAACAGTGGTGCCGGCTGTCGACCTACGGTGCGAAGCTGTTCGAGAATATCGTGCAGGCCATCGCGCGCGATCTGCTCGAGTATCACGTCGACCGCATCCCCTTCGAAGGCTACGCGCCGGTGCTGACCATCTATGATGAGATCGTCGCCGAGTGCGACGAGACTGGAAGCGGCGAGGAACTGGCCGAGATCATCCAGATCCCGCCGCCCTGGCTCGCGGGCATGCCGCTCAAGGCGGTGGGATTCACGACAGACCGATTCAGGAAAGACTGATGCTTAGTCTGTACCCAACGGAAGAGTTACTGAATGGCGCCACTCCTTTATTTGGTGCGCCGGTAGCGGAGTGGCATCGATGGTTTGCATGGCGTCCTGTTCGAACGTATGACGGCCGGTGGTCGTGGCTTCTCTTCCTGTATCGACGTCAGATTCAAAAGCATCAGTACCTCTATGGTGGTCCTGATTTTTGGTGGCAGTATGCGCGAATCCCGCGTTGAAACGACCTTCGTCCGCCTCGCCAAGCGACACGGCTGGAAGGTGCGCAAGGTATCCTGGCCCGGGCGCCGCGGCGCGCCGGATAGGCTCATCATGCGCCCGGGCAGCAAGCCGTATCTCGTCGAGTTGAAGCGACCGAAAGGCGGCCGCCTGTCGGCGCTGCAGAAGATCGAGCATGCGGAACTGCGCGCGTGCGGCTTTCTGGTATTGGTGCTAAACACCATCGAAGCCGTCGAGCAGTGGTTCGAGCCCGCGGCACCTGATTTCCTATGAAGCAACTACGCACCTATCAGTCGATGATGATCGACTGGATGATCGACCACCCGCGCTGCGCCCTATGGGCGACGATGGGCATGGGCAAGACCGTGTCGGTTCTGACCTACCTCAAGCTGATGCACGACTTGCAGCTGCAGAAGCGGCCGACGCTCATCATCGCGCCGAAACGCGTCGCGCGTGACGTGTGGCCCTACGAGGCACGCGAGTGGCCGCACCTGCGCGGCTTCGAAGTCGTGCCCATTCTCGGCAGCGAGAAAGAGCGCAAGGCCGCATTGAAAAGCGGATTCGACAATGGCGCGCAGGCGTTCAGCATCAACTATGACAACATCGTGTGGCTCATCGACTTGCTCGCGCAGAAAGGCAAGTGGGTTTTCGGCCAGACGGTCGCGGACGAGTCCACGCGTCTGAAAGGCTTCCGGTTGCGGCAGGGTGGCATCCGCGCGCAGAAGCTGTCCCAGGTTGCCCACCTCAAGCACATGACGAATTGGATCAACCTGACCGGCACGCCGGCGCCGAACGGCCTGCTCGACCTATGGGGCCAGACATGGTTTCTCGACGCCGGTGCACGGCTCAAACAGTCCTATTCGAAGTTCGTCGAGACGTGGTTCACCCAGCTGCCCTACAGCGGCCGTCTCGTGTCGGTGAAGGGTGCCGAGAAAGAGATCTACCAGCTGTTGTCGGACATCTGCATCACGGTCGATGCCAAGGATTGGTTTCCCCTCGAGCAGCCGCTCGTCGTGGATATCCACGTCGACATGCCACAGGCCGCGCGGAAGATCTATCGCAAGATGGAGAATGACCTCTATGCGCAGATCGGCGATTCGCACGTCACGGCGTTCAATGCCGGCGCCATGACGATGAAGTGTCAGCAGATCGCTTCCGGCTTTGCCTACCCGGAGGCCGGCGACAACGGCCGCTGGGAAGACGTCCACAACGAGAAACTGGACGCGCTCGAGGAACTGATCGAAGAGTGGGGCGGCGAGTCGCTGCTCGTCGCCGTCCAGTTCGAGGCAAGTCGTCAGCGCATCCTGAAAGCGTTCCCTAAGAAGGCACGCGAGATCTTGACCAAGGCCGACGAGGACGCCTGGAACCGCGGCGAGATCCCGCTGGCCGTCGCGCATCCGAAGTCGATGGGCCATGGGCTCAACCTGCAGCACGGCGGCCGCGTGGTCGTGTTCTTCGATCAGGACTGGGACCTCGAGCTATACCAACAGATGATCGACCGCGTCGGTCCGACCCGGCAGCGCCAGTCGGGCTACCGCCGCATGGTCCACGTCTACCACCTCATCGCCGCGGATACCATCGACCAGACCATCGTCGACCGGCGGGTGAGCAAGGACACGGTCCAGGCGGCGCTGATGGCCGCCATGAACCGTCGGCGGGTGGCCGTCGCGGCTTAGGGCTTGGCCGCCGGCTGAATGCGGATGAGATAGTCCCGCAGGCAGATCAGCAGCGCCTGGGACTCGCCACACACCTCGTCCTCGCGCTTGTGCTGCGCCAGGATGTCCGACAGCGTCAGATCGACGTCAGTGGGCAGGGTCAGCGTCGACAGCGGCGTCACGGGCCGCAGGCACGTCACCGGGAGTGGTATCGGCGGTGGCGGCATTGGCGTCGTTCCACAACCGGCCGAAAGAACCAGCAGGGATGCGGCAACCAGCCTCGACAGCCGGCGGCAGGGTGACGGGTATCGCGGCCAGCTGGTCATGGATGACCCGGATGCGATCGACGTACTTGACCTGAACATCGTTGGCCACCTCTTGCTTGCGCGCCTGCTCATGAACCGTCTGCGCCAGGACAGCGGCGTTGGCCGCGTCCCACTGCGCCGTGACGTGCTCGCAGCCCTTGAACCATCCGAAGGCCAGGGCCGCCAGCACGCACGCCAGGAGCGCGCCCCAGCGCGCCAGGAAGGCCGCCAGGAACGGCGGCACGTCAGCCCTGCGCCGTCTTCACGCGCGGCAGCGCGCGGCGCTCGACGAGCCTCGTCTCCATGCGCGTAATGGACTCTTCCGCCGCGGCCGCTGTCGACGCCAGCGCGCAGCTGGCGGCGTTCGACGCCTTGAGCAGTTCTTCCGCCGCGGCGTGCCGCTCGCGGCCCGTGAATCGGTGCCAGAGTGCCATGAAGTTCATACCTTCCTGTCCAGCTGTTGGGTAACTCGGTCCATGACCGCGACGACACGGGTCAGGGTCTGATCAAGGCTGGTCTTCGCTGCGACTTCGTTGGGCAGGTTGTCCAGCATCCGCCCCGTCAGCTTCTCGTTCTTCCACGTCACCCATCCGGCGTAGATCAGCGCGAGCGCGCCCGCCGGGCCAAAGGCCGAGAGAAGAGTGCCCAGGACCTTGATGAAATCGTCTGCGCTCATGCCGCTTCCTCCGTTGGATACCCCCGATTCCCCAGCGCCGCCGCGACGCGCGCGGCGCGCGCCGGCGTGTCTCGACGATACCAATCGCTGTCCAGCGCAGCGATCTCTGCCCCATGCCAGTTACCTGATTTGAGGCATTTCAGCATGGTGGGGAATCCGCCGACGTTGCCTATACCCAATTGGTAGGTCATCTGTACCAGACCGTCATGCACCAATTGGGGTAGGCCGTCGAACCAGGGATAAGCCGCGCGTAGCTGCGACTCGGCGGTCTCGAGTCGTTTGCGGCACTCGGAATAGCGCTTGTTCTTGTCCCAGGGCGCGTGCGCGAGCGCCCGGGCTTGTTCGATGGTCAGGGTCTTGTCCGGGTGCACGAGGCACCCGATCCCGATGGTCCAGTACCCTTTCGAATCGCGGTAGACGTCCTCGCGCTCGCCTTCCTCGCGCGCCGTCCAGGCGATGAGCCGGTCGGAGATCACTGGCCCATTACCGAAATGCCGGCGCGCGCGGCCTGCTCGTTCACCGCCTGCGAGGCGCGCGGGATGGCGCGCTCGGTCAGGACGCCGGGCAGCGACACCGGCCGCGGGATGAGCCGCTTCTGCACGATGTTGCTCATCACCGCCGCGCGCGTCGCCGGACGCACCGCGGCGGATGCAAGGAACATGCCCGTCGTGCCCGTGATGCCGCCACCGTGCATCGCAGCATAGACCGCGCCAGCGAGGCCGGACACCGTGTCGACCATCGACAGGGCCTGCGCGCCGCCGATCCGGCGCAGGGGCATGGTCGACAGTGGGAACTCGTTCGCCGCATCGGCGAGCAGGTCGAGACCGTTCGACAAGGGCTTGCCCTTGCGCGCCAGACGGCCCAGGACGTGCGTGTTGACGTCCGAGCTACCTTCCAGCGACATGCGCACGTCCGTGGCGCGTGCGATGCGCTGGCGGCCTTCCTGATAGCGTCCGACGGCATCGACCCACTGGGTCGACTCCCGCTGCAGCTGGGCATACAGCTGCGGGTCGGGCTCGACGCCCGTCGTCCGGGTGAACTGTTGGATCTGGTCGAGCCGTACCCGGGCGTTGATGGTCTTCTCGGTCGCCGCATCGCCCAGGAACTTCTCGAGCGCATCGGCCAGCCCCAGGCGCGCGCCGGCTTCGTAGCTGAGCGACACCCCCTTGGCCTTGTCGGACGTGCGCGCCGCGGTCAGCGAGTCGAATGCCTGCGCGCGCTGATCGCTGATGATGGTCAGCAGTTCGTCGGCGGTGACCGACTCCCGCGCACCAAGCTCCCGCATCAGGCGCGCGACGGGGCGGAACGCCTGGGCATAGCTCGAATAGTTCTGCGCCAGTGCCTGCAGCTTGCCACCCACGTTCGCGATCGTGTCGCGAAGACTGTAGCCGGGCCCGACCGTGCTCACGTCGCCCAGGCTGCGCAGGGGCTCGTAGAACTTGCCGACGGTGTTCTGGATGTACTCATGCACGGCTTCGTCGGACAGCGGCTGGTTACCGAAGTCGGGCAGCGCATCGCGCGCAATCTGATTGGCGGCCGTCTGGTTCGCGGCGACGGCCTTGTGGCGCACGAGGATCTTGCCGGCCACGCCGGTCGCCGCCTGCACGCCCACGCTGTCGCCGCGCACCTCGAGCGGATTGAGCTTCATGCCGGCCTGCAGCATGCGCGTCGCGACGCCGTCCTTGACGGCCAGCGCGGTCGCGGCGGCGTTCTTTGCCAACCGGTCGGCCTGTGCCTTGGCCAGCAATGCCGGCACCAGTGGCCCGACGAGACCGCCCGCTGCCGCGCCGCCGACGACGTTGGCCGTGCGACTCTGTCCAGGCTCGACGGGCGTCGTGGCGCCGGCAAGCGCGCCCTGCGCGGCACCCGTGGCCGAGCCGCGCGCGGCGGTCGATGCGATGAGTCCGGCTTTGCCGGCGACGCCCGGCGCCACCTTGGCCGCGAGCGCCGCGCCGCCCGCTTCGGCAAGGTCGCCGAGAGGACCGGCTACCGGCGCGAGCGCGGCGGTCGTGCCCATCATGTTGCCGATGAAACCCTGCGGCGTCGCCAGGAGTGCCGTATCAGTATCGCTCGCCTGGGCAGCTTCCTCCGGCGAGACGAGACCGGCCATCTGGCCGAGGCCACGCCCGATGGTCATCATCCCTTGGCCGACACCTTCGGCAAACCCCTGAACAGGATTGTCGGACGCCGGCGAGCCGTAGGTCTGCTGGTCTTCGGCGATCTGTTTCTGCAGGTTCAGAAAGTGCTGTTTCCGGCCTTCCGGCGTCTTGAGGTCGGGCGGCGCAAGCTCGAAGCTCGCCGGCGCCGGCTCGAAGCTCGAGGGCGCGTCGAGAGGAACGAAGCTGGCAGGCGCTGCGCCGGCCATTACTGCAGCCGCTGGCCGCCGGCCTTGATCACGGCGCCGACGTCCGAAGCATTGACAGTGCCGACGCGACCATCGGCGAGTCGCACCTTGACCTTCGCCGTGTTGTTGCCCGGCGCGCTCGACGCTGCCGGCGCCGCGCGGCCCGCGGACGGCGCACCGACGCTCGTCGTGCCGGCCGGCGCACCCTTGAACTCCTGCAGCGCCTTGGGATCGACGCCGCCGGCGACGAACGCTTTCTCGGCGGCCGGCGTGAGGAATTCCGGCACTTTCACGGCCGTGCTCACGTCGCCCATCGTCTGGTCCCAGGCACCCTTGAGCGGTCGCAGCTTGTCGAATAGCAGCGCCGCCATCGAGTTGTACATGGCCGCTTGCTGATCGGGCGAGAAGGACTTTTTCATTTCCTCGAGGTTGCGCACGATGTCGCCTTCCGCGCCGCCCGCGCCCCGGTAGAAGCGGACCATTTCCTCCGACAGCCGGGAAATGATGGCATCGGCCGCCGTCGGCGCACCGTCACCCCAGTGCTTGCGAGCCCAAATTGAAAGCGCATTGACGTCGGGCGACGAACCATTGCCGAGCGCGGCGAGCGCTTGTCGCCACTCGTTCATGTGCTGCGCGAGGACGTTGACCGAATTCACCTGGGCGCCCGGCATGCCGACGCGCTGGCTCGAGTATTCGGTGATCATCTTCTGGCGCTGCGCGAGCTTCGCCGAGTCCGCATCGGGATAGATCTGGTTGAACGTGTCGATCTGCGTCTGCAGCGGAATGTTGTTGCGCCCAGCATTCGGAATTGGCGCGCGGCCGTCATACCACGCCTGAAACTTGGCGGCCATGCCCGGCTTGAGCTTGGCCAGCGCCTGCTCGCGCGTATCATCAGGCATCGCTGGGTTGTTGGGATCGGCGAATACCATCTTGTTCGCGGCAGCGACTTGTGCATTCGTGCGCGCGGTCTCCGAGCCGCCGGCACTCGCTGCTGCAATGCGCGTGCGCTGCGCTTCCGCTTCGGACGACAGCACGTCGGACTTTTGCGGCACGCTGGCCATTGCGCCACTCGCCAGGTTGAGCACGGTCGAGCCCGGTGAGTAGCCCTTGGGTTCCGACAAGGTGGTCATCTGCTGCTGCAATACGTCGCGCGATCGGTAGAGTGCGGCCAGCTGGGATTGTTTCACCTTGGCGAAATTGGGATCGGTCACCGCGGCCCGCTCCACGCCGGCAATCTGCGCATCGAGCGTGGCAAGGCGCCGCTTCATGGCGCCGAACTGCATGGCCGATTCTGACGTCACCGCGGCGAAGTTGTCGGGCCCGATGCTGCCATCGGTCGGCGTGTTAGCCTTGGCCGCCGCGGCATAGCTCGCGAAGTGCTGGGCGAACGCCGCGGGATCGGCGAGAGCCGCCGCGACTTCCTGCGGGCCCATTTCGCCCGAATTCACGCCTGCAGTGATCTGGTCGATGACCGGGGTCAGCGTTTCACTGGGCGTGCGCGACAGCGTGTCGATGACGGGCGCGGATACCTGTACGCCTGCCTTGTTCGCCCACGATTGCACCCAGGGTGCCACGAGTGCCTTGCGTGCGGCCGGGTCGACGGTGGACAGGTCGCGCAACGTCGAGAGATCGTCGAGCGCGCCCGCGACTGCCTGTTCGTTCTTCAACGGGCCCATCATCGCGGCGTTCAGATTGTTGGCCGAGTCCTGTAGCGACTGGAACTGGCGGACCTGCAGGCCGAGCTTCTGCGCTTCGGTGTCGGCCGACTGCTGCGCGATCCCGATCTGCTGTTGCTTCAAGCCGAGTTCCTGACCCGCGAGGCGCAGGCCATAGCCGGCCTTGATGCCCTCCGCGAGCCCGCCGAATACCGAACCGATCCCCTGGGGCATGCTCAGTTCCTCACCATTTCGGCAAATATGCCGCCGACGGTGTCACGGTCGAGGCGAAACTCGCCGGCGACATCGCACCACCGGCGCCTGCGGCACCCGCAGCAAAGAGCGACATGCCGCCGGTCGCCGGTGCGAGCGCGAGGCCCACACCGGTGCCGACCAGCTGGCCGATGCCACTCCACATGCCGTTGCTCGCCTGAACATCCGCATTGAGCTTCGCTTGCCGCAGCTGGGCGTCGGTCTGGAAAATGCTGCCGTAGTTCGCCGCCACCGGCCCCAGGGCCGATTCGGTTTGCGCCACCTGGGTCGGCAGGCCCATCGCTTCGGCGATCGCGCGCTCGATATCCGACTCGTTCTGCGTCGCCGCGTTGGCGAACACCCCGATATCCTGGCGCGCGTTGGACGCGACGATGTTCGACCGGCGCTGCTGGAAGTCGGCCAGCGCCGCCTGCCCGGCGGTCGTGCCGGCGTAGTCCGCGCCGAAGGTCGCGCGCAGCTTGTTCTCGAGCACGCCCTGCTGCCGGTCGAGTTCCTGGGTCAGCTGAGAGTCGATGGGGATCTCGCCGTTCAGGGCCATCTGCTCGTTCTCGAGCGCCTTCTGCAGCACGGCCATCTTGGTCGAGCCGAGCGGCCCATCCAGCCCGGTCTTGAACCCGGTGATCTGGCCGTTCGACATCGTGGGGTTCAGTCCGAGCGCCGCGAACAGCTTCGGCATCAGCAGGTTCTGCGTGCCGACCTGCTGCGCGATCTGCGTCCGCATGTCCTGCAGGATCTGCATCTGTGCCTGCTGCGCCGCGGTCGCGGCGGGCGAGGCTTTCGGCATCTTCGGCTTGCTGCTCATTTCAGTGCACCGTTGGGCTGGGCTGCGGCACCGGCAGGCGGCGTTCGAACCATTGTAGCCCGTCTACCTCCCCGATGTAGTGGGTACGGTCACACCGCCCCGTGGCGGCCGCCCAGGGGGCGTCGCCGTCGACCGAATACAGGTAGCTGGTGATCCCCGGCGCCTGCATCAGAATGAACTCGTAGGTCTGGATGAGGCGCAGGGCGACGATGCCACGCGCGCGGTAGCTGGGCAGGTCGACCGTCAGGGGGCCGGCGACGATCCCGTTGGGCAGCGCGTGGGTGCCCAGGAAGCCGATGATCTTGCCGTCGCGCTCGGCGACGACCGTCGGGAATGCCCGCGGGACATCACCATCCCGAAGCATCTGGATCTGCGGCTCGTCCGCTTCCGTCGACAGGCGGTAGATGGTGTGTTCCGGGGTCATGGCCGAGTCTCCGCAAGATGTCGCCATAGGATAGCGCGCGCGTCTGCAGGTCGAGATCTGAGCGCTTCACGAACTCGTTGCGGAACGATTCCGTCGCCGCGCCGGCCTGCCGGGTCTGCTGCGAGTTCTCGATGAGCAGCAGCGGGAGCCACTTGAACGTGCAATCGTGCTGGGCCATCGGCACGCCGGTTTGCGGGTTCGTGCCCATGATCTCCACGTACCACTCGCACCCATGCTCGAGGCATTCGTCCTTGATGAGCGGACAGATCTTCTTACCCACCTGCGTTCTCCCATTGGGTTCTGAGCAACGCCAGCACGCCGGCGGGCACCGGTGACTCGTTGCGACGGTTGGAAGGTCCGAACTCGAGATCGGACATGCCCGCGTCGTCGTGCTGCACCGCCCACCAGCCTTCGGGGAGCGCTGCGCTCCATGCGCCCACGATGCGCCACTCGCCATCGATGGCGAGTATGTTGTCTTCGCGAATGGCTTGGATTTTCATGCTCAATTCTTCGTAGCGACGATGAGATCGACATATTTGATATTCATGCTGACAGTGTGATTGTGCGCGCTACCGCTGCCGGCGTTGTTGGTGCTCAGTGCGACCGATCCCCCGGAAATAGAAGCCGCGGCGACCGCCCCGCTACCCAGCGCCGTACCATACGCGGTCATGCCGTGTGCATGCGCAGGGATCTCCGCGGTCGTCAGCGTGTGGTTGCCGACGGTCGTTTGCGCCATGACGGTGGCCAGAAATGCCGAGCGCGTCGGATTGGTAACCGTTGGGTCATTGACCGCACCGGTGACGCAACGGAACGCCGAATCGTTGTAATCGGCCGTCGTGACCTTCGTCCATCCCGCGGGGGCCGCGGTCTGCTGAAACAGCATCTTGGTGCCGGCCGCGAACGACGCGCCCGCAATGGTTGCGCCGGGGTCGATGTACCACTGTGCCTGCCCGGTGATGAGCTTGATCATGTACCGGATGCGCGCAAGCTCGCCGGCCAAATCGGTGGCCAGAGACTCCGAGCCGAGACCACCGGGGCTGACGGTGGTCTGCATTTCGGTGACGTCGTTCGAATAGTCGTTGATGTTCGTCGTCACCATGGCCGACGCCAAGCCGAAAATGTCGGCGTGGTAGTCGGACTCGGACAACGAACCCGTGCGCGCGGTGGGAGCGTAGGGGTAGCCCATCAGTCGAACCTCTCATCGCCGGGCGTGAAACCGAGCCATGCCGCGGACAGTTTGAAATCTTCGTTCGCATTCGGGTTGCGGCATACCATCGAGAAGCGACGGCCGGAGCCCGTGATCCGAATGCGCGTGTGCTGCAGCCGCCCTCGTTGAGCGAACGTGAACGGGAACGTATATGGAAAACCGCTCGATGTCGCGCCCATCCTCACGGTATAGGTCGCTTCGAACATTTCATCCCAGTACACGTCGATGTACAGGTAATAGGCCCCGACCGACTCGTAGGTCAGATCGATGAATTTGCCATCTTTCGAGCGCGTCGCGAGCGCGGGGTCGAGGTGCGAGAGATCGGTGTGCGCCGTCTGAAACGTCGCATTGTAGCCACTCGAGCCCTTGACCTTCGAATCGTAGTCCAAGCGATAAATGCGCCCGGTATCGTCGCCGATGAACGGGCGCTCGATTTTCGACGAGTCCTGCTGCAGCCAGAGGGCCGTGCACGTATCGCGATCTGCCCAGCGAAAGCGCGGATTGCCGGGCTGGTTCAAATCGACGATGAGCCGACGGTTGTTGACCGTCGAACCCGTGCCCGTCAACGCGATATGCACCTCACGCTTGTAGGCGTAATAGACCATCCGCGCGTCCCACAGGCGCGTGGTGTCGATGTTGTTCGCGATGAAGTCGCGCATCTGTTTCTTGTCGGAAACGTTCTGCGCGGCGTAGGTCTCCGGCGTGATGCGCGAGATGGCGTTCAGCTGCCCCGACTGGTCGAGGAACAGAATATCGTCGTCCACCATGCACCACGCCAGCGGCCCGGCGAGTCCGATGTGTGTCGACTGCGTCCCCATATTCCAGTTGTTGGGGTCAGGGTCACGCATGTCGATCCAGTAGATCCCACGCGGATACTTCCAGAGGATGATGAAACCCTTGAATTCGACCCCAGCCATCAGGAACTGGCCCTGACCCGGGTAGACGAGGAACGTCCCGCTGCCGGCGCCCGTGAAGTCCTCATGGTCGACCGGCGTGCTGTAGTAGACCATGTGCGGGTTCGACGAGCAGTTCATGACGAACAGCCGGTCGTAGCACACGAAACCGAACGTCGGATAGTTGCCCGCAGACCAATCGCTCGCGGGCTTCGACAGGTTGGTCGCCGCCGCGGCGCCCGAGCCCGACACGACCTTGACCTGCTGCTGCCCGGTGAAGAGGAAGAGCTTACGGTTGCGCGCGGCCGATTCCTTGCCCCCCTCGACGAACATCGGCGGCGTGGTCGAGCCAAAGACGAGACCGGAGGCCATCGTCGTCGTGAACGTGCCCGAGCCTGCATCGCGACGCAGCGCGCCGGATGCCGCGACAATCACCGGCTCCTGGCTGCTCGCCGTCGGCCACCAGTCGATGCCGTTGCGGATGGTGTCGGTCGTCGCCAGGATGGTCGTCGCGGTGCTGAACTGCAGCGCGCCGGGCTCCTTGGTGATGATGCCGCCGTAGTAGTCGACGTTGTTCGCGTCGATGAGGCAGGTAACCGGGGTCGTCGCGTAGTTACGCGAGCCCCACAGTCCATCCGGGCCGAGCGGGATGGGCACGCGCTGGACTTCGGCGACCATCGGTCACGGTTTCCGCCACCACCACGGCCGACGACTGCGCGTCGGCTGGCGGGGAAAGATGGTGCCGATCTCGCTGGCCGTTGACCAGCGCTTGCGGTTTTCGGCCTGCATGCCCGCGATGCCCGCCTTGGCTTGCTCGACGGTGCTTGCCGCGCGCGAATCTTCCTTGTCGAGCATGACGAGGCCGGTGGCCATGTCGGCCAGTACGTGCCGGTAGTTGAGCGGCAACAGCGGCACCGACGAGGGATCGGTCGTCAGGTCGTTGCAGACCTTCATGTATTCGAAGTCGATGCGCACGTAGGTATCGACGAAATGGCTGAAACGGATCGCCGTCTCGTCGATGGGCGCGAACAAGGTCGGGATGTTCTGCGTGATCCGCATCAGCGGATAGGCCGCCCACATTTCCGACATCGAGGCCATCGGGATCTTGGACGCCTGCAGATTCTGACTCCACAGGGGGTCGAGTACCTTCAAGCAATCGCTGGGCAGGGCGTAATCGAGCGGAAGCGCTTTGAACGTCGCGGTCGCGGCGCTCGTCTCGTTGTAAATGGAGTCGAGGATGATGCCGACGTCCGCGGCCGCATGCGTGGTGACCTGATAGGCAACGTTCGCGCCATCGACCATCAGCCAGTAGCCCTGCAGCGAAATGCTGGGCGGCGTCGATAGCGATGCGATGTCCGATCCCTGCGTCACCGAAATCGTGCCGGTGTTGAAATAGGGCAGAAGCGTAATCGTCGCCGCCTCTTTCATCCACCACCAGTCGATGGGCTTCGTCGGCAGGAACTCGCCGCCACCCGTCCATAGCGAGCGGTACGCGCGGTTCAGGTAGCGAAGCGCCGCATCCGCGAACTGGCTCGAGCCGTCGGTCTTCTCATAGGCGCGCCAGAGGACGTCGAGCAGGAGATCGTTGGTGGTCGTGTAGTTGCTCATCAGCGAAATCGCGGATAATCGATGACCGCTCCACGAAGCGTCACGTTATGCGTGTACCCCGCGGCCGTCTTCGTGGGAAACGCCGTAGGCTGCATGACTCGGACGCGAATATCCTGAAACGTCACGTCGCCATCCGCATCTTCGCACAGAATGCCGAAGGTTTTCCCTCCGGTGTTCAAGGCAAGGGTGGTCTTGCCCATTCCCGCGCCTCGAATCACAAGCGGATTGCTGGTGTAGCCGGGACGCGCGTTCGCCGCGTAGCTCATATCAAGCTCGCCGGAATCGGTATGCATCCCTTCGGTGAGAAAAACCGCTGCACCATTCGTCACATGATCGCTCGTCAACGCATAGGACAAAGTCGCCCAGGGGTCGCCAGGACGACGGCCGTTCGTCGAACCGTCGGTGCCACCCGGCGAAATCCAGTAGACCGGATGGATGGTATCGGGCGTCGAATCGTAGTGGGGATCATCTGAAATAGTACAGAATGCCGTGGCATCGAATACCTTTCCCGCGGGATTGCTGACGGCCATTATCAGCTGCGTCCCTTTCTTCCAGAAGGCGAAAATGTTCATGCCTCCCGATAGCGTTCCCAGGCAACAAAACTTAGCCACCTGTTTGACCGTTACCCCATCATCGTCCGTTCGCCACACGCCAATATTATGCGTGGTATCCGAAGCGGCTACGCTGGAGTCGCAGTAGGCGCAAAAGATGGCGCTCGTTGGGCCCAGGCTAATCGCGAAAAACCCGCCATGAAAGGGATAACTGGTGTTGAGCGAGCTATCGACACGAACGTAATTCGACAGGTCACGACGGAAGCGCCAGATCCCGACTTCATTCGGCGTAGCGTTGCTGGCGTCCGCGAAGAGGAACACGAAATTTTGAGTGAACGCGAAGTCGCAGGACCGGTAGCGTTGCGCGCCACCAATACCGCGAAACCCTGCGCGATTCGAAGCACTGGGCGCGATGTTGTCGGCCCAGGGCGTGACGCCATCCCACACAATCAGACCGGATTGGGCATCGGTATCTCCGAAGCCTATGTAGATCTCTCCAGTGTAGGGGTCTTGGCGAACGCAGTGAATGTGCCGAACGGTATTCGAGCCGACGTTCCACGTGCAGGCTACCGACCACGTCGCGCCGTCATCGGTCGACTTCCACAACTGGACGCGATCAAGCGTACTACCATCTACGCGGCCATGGCTCGCGAGATTGATGTTGTACTCACCTGCCAACCACACTTTCTGGCCGTTGATGGTGAACTCGCCTGTCGTTCGATCTGTCAGCTGGCTCGCGCGCGGAATGTGCCCTTCAACCGAGTTATAGCCCAGCTGCAAAACCTGAGTCCAGCTGGCCCCTTTGTCGGTAGACCGATACAAGTAGTTCTGAACGCTCGTTGCGGTATCCGTGCAGTGGGCAATATATGCTCCCGTCGAAGATACCCAAACGTACTGAACCTTAATCGACAGATTCGCGGGAAAATCGTACAGGATGGAATTCGTATATGAGTTTTCGTTGACCTGCCACAAGCGCGCATCGGATTTGCGGCCGAGGTAGCGGCCCGTTGCCGGGTCATGCGCGCAAATGATGATGTCCCGGAAGTCAGAAGGGATCAGACGGCCGGGCATGGTTATGGCCGGTAATAGACCTTGACCGTGTAACTCAGCAAGATCGCCGAGTCACTACCTGTGGCCTTGGTCAGATTGATGAACAGCGTCCAGTTTACGTCCGTGTTTACCGCGCCGGTTCCGTTTGGCGAAGTTGACGCCGGATTGGTTCCATCGTTCTGCGCATTGTTAGGATGAACCTGCGCGGAAGCCGAATTCGCATTCCTGGAATTCGCCTCGATTTGCTTGTGCGTGACGGTAGCGCTCAGAGTTTGAGCTACGATGGAGTTACCATCGGTTCCTGTGCCGCCCATGCGGACCCGCGCGACCTTGGCCCCCGTCGGTCCTGCCGTCGCCCACAACAAAGAGACCTCGATCCATCCATTCGGGCCCATCGCCCCGCCAGGAATGGGGATCGACGCCGCGATGTTCTCGTTCGTATCCGAGGGCATCGTGATCGGGTTCCCGCTCGAAAAGATGAGCGGGTTCTTGCGATCGCGCCAGTAGGCCATGGCTCAGGCTCCCGAGCCGCGCACGGTCACCGCAGCCGAATCCGCCGCAGCCGATGCCAGCAACTTGATCGATTCGATGGCTGTAGTGTCCAGGATGAACCAGCCCTGCGCACCCGCGGTGATGGTCGTCAGATCGCCGCTGGCGGCCACTAGCAGGCCCGCCGGGCTCGTGAAGTCGCCGGCGGCGCTGTAGAGGGTCTGATAGCTCGCGGAGCCATGAAACCGCGCTTGGATAATGAAGGCATCCAGATTCTGCGTCGCCACCGCAATCTCAATCGCGATGCGCGAGAAGTAGGACACCCCGAACTCGGCGATCGAAGTGTTGCCCGTTCCCGGCACCGTGACCGGCTGAGCGACAATGTTCAGCCGGTCAAGCGGCTGCGATGCAGCACGTTGGGTCATGGCGATCCCCTCAGTTCAGCAGGCCCATTTCGCCGGCCGCGGTCAGAATGTCGTCGCGCGTCTTCGCATCGATGCCGTGCTTGCGCGCCCATGCGACGAGCGCGAAATGCTTCATCGTCCGCGGGTCTTCAACAGCTGGCTCCAGCGCGGCGTCCGCGGCCGGCGCCTCGTCATCGAGCACGATGTCGCCGGCGGTCGCGCGCTTCGCGGCGAGCCGAGAAGCGATCTCCTGCTGCAGCGCCTCGAGACCCGCCTCGTCGTCAGGCAGCAGCTGTCGTGGGTCCCCGCGGCCCTTCTTCTGGACCTCCGGCGGCAGCGGAATCGGCGACAAGCGCAAGTTGTCGACCTGCGCCTGCGTCCACCCCACCTGTTTCAACCCCAGGGCCGACATCCGCTGCAGGTGCGCGATCGCCCACGGGGGCAGCTCCTCCACCGGGTTTCCGTCGGCCCAGTAGGCTCGGCCGTGCTGCAGGTAGATCGAGATCTCCCCCTGCTGCACCAATTTCTCGTACAGGTCTTCCCGCTCGAGCGCCGCCAGCCCAGTGCGGGGATCTGTTCGGTACGTGTGGGTCTGCATCGTGAGCATGCGACTTGTCCTCGCGGTTGAACGGCGACTTGAGCGCGAGCATCTTCTCGAGTTCAGTCGCCGTGCCGGCCTGCACCTTCGCTTTGCAGTCGCCGGGGTTGTAGTCATAGCCGTAGAGCGGCCGCTGCTGCCGACCATCGGGTGTGTGCTGCACCAGATGGCAGTCGAGCAGGGTGGACGACATCGGCAGTTTGAAGTTGACGCCGCGCTCGCGCGCGATGCCGAGCATGTAGGACACACTCTCGGCGCCCGGTTCGTTCGCCAGCGAGCCCGGGTAGCTGAAATCGCAACCGAAGATGTAGAGATCCTTGACGCCGGTTAGGATGGCATAGCCGATGGCATAGGCCACGGTCGACGTGAAGAAATCATCCTTGATGCAGTTCACCACCGCATCGAGCGGATACTCGACGGCCGACGGGTACTCGGGATAGGCCCGGCAGGTCACGATGGGCGTGGCCATCGTCTCGAGCGTCTTCATCCAGGCCGGATAACGGTTGGCCATGGTCCGCATGTCATCCATCAGCCAATACTTGTCGGCCTTGAACACCTGCGTGCCGCTGTTGACGACCCACACCTCGTCGAACGTGACCTGGGGCTTTTTCGGGATCAGCGCGCTAACGAAGTCCCGGTGAGAAGGTCCGAGCGCGACCAGGGCGACCACGCTCGGACGGGTGTCGAGGGGAGAGCCCATCCATCACCAGCCGATTGCCGTGACGTAGAGGACTTCCGCCGCGGTGGTGCCGGCACCGGAGACCGTGGTCGCCAGTTCGTTGCCGGTGGTCGCGACGAAGATGCGGATGGTGCCGTTGGCGGCATCGTACACGAACCGCTGCCCGGTATTGCCCGTCACGCCGCCCCCATGGATGGTGAGCGTTTCGATGTTGCGCTTGAGCCCGAAAGCCGTGTATGCCGGGATCGGGATGCCGTTCGACGGGTAGGTGCCCGTCGTTGGCAAGGTCAGCGTAGCGCGGACGTGTCGCGAATTCTGGTGAATGCGATCGGACAGTACGGTGACCGTCCAATTGCTTGCGCCCAATGCGGCCATGGTCGCCTCCTATCAGGCAGTCAGGGACTGCATGTTGGTCGCATTCGCCGGCGTCTCCCAGGACGGCTCGAGCCACGCCCAGGCGCGTATGGCGCAGACACCGGTCACCGCGGTGCGGACGTTGAACACGAGCTTGGTGCCGGGGGCGATGCGGCTGTTCAGGCCATCGCGGTAGATGGTCTGACCCGACACGATGGTGCCGAGCGAGCCGGTCGTGGCGACGGTCAGCACCGCGAGATCGGCGGCCACGGCGCCGGACGCCATCGACTGGGTCTTGAACGCGAACACCGCACCCGACGTGGTCGCGCCCGAGGTCGTGAAGGTCACGCCGACCGCGCGCACGATGTGCGGAATATAGCCCGGCATCCATGATGCCTTGTCGCCGCTCGCCGTCGCGGTCATGCCGCTCGGGAAGGTGTACTGGATCTGCCCATGCTGATACATGCTTGCTTGCTCCTGTGCTTGGGTCGCAGATCAGGTCAGCGACGTGACGTGGATCGACTTCGCCTCGCCGACGTTCGCGGTGTCCCACGGAATGTCGAACTTGAGGATGCCGTACCATGCGACGCTCTTCGAGCGGCCGAAATCTTCCGGCAGGCCCGCGCGCAGTTCCGGGGTCAACACTTCCGCCAGATAGAGCGCTTCGTCACCGAAGACCAGACCCTCGCCGAGCACCGATCCGGTGCCGCAGATGTTCAGACCCGGGATCGCAGTCGGTGCCAGCGACGCCGTCGCGGTGCCGCCGTGATTGGTCTCGACGAAACGGACGCACTCGATGCGCCCGACTTCGTTGTTCCACTTCGACTGGGGATCGGTGTACTTGTGCCACTCTTCCCAGGACGGGTCACGCTTGATGCCACGCAGCGCCTTGGTACGGAAGATGCCGACGTAGTCGCTGCCCTCGTAGGGCGGCACCTGATAGGTGTCATACAGCGTGTCGCGCAGTTCCTCGACGAAATACACGTTCATGTTCGCCGTCGCGGCCACGGTCGCGGCGCCGCCGGTGCTGAGCGTGTAGCTCGACAGGCCGGTCGGCTGGAACTTGAGCTTGGAATTCTTCAAGCCCGCGATCGCCAGCGAGTCCATGACCAGCGACAGCTGCTGCGTGAGCTTGCGCTGGATGGCGTTCTCGATGTCGAAGTAGGCGAGGTCGACCGCAAGCTCGGTGTAGGGCACGGCGCGGCCGAGTTCCTGCACGGTGATCGACTTCGTGGTAATGCTGAACGAGTCTTCCGGGATGCGGGAGACTTCCGACAGCACGGCCGACGTCGGCTCGCTGATGTTCTGCACGCGGGTCAGGGTGACGTTTTCACCCTTGCCCTTGCCGTATCCGTTCACGTTGCGCGCGAACGGCGCCACCTGACACTGCGCGATGGCAGCTTCGAGGATGTCGTTCGACAGGGAATTGTTCTTGTAGGTCCCTGTCGGCGCGTCGAATACCCAGGTATATTCGGCCATGACTGCTCAGCCTCCTGTTATGCTGACTGCTGTTGACGGCCCATGCGGGCATCGATGCGCCGCTTGCGCGACGCGGAAAAGATGTCGGCGATGGTGCGACGCTCTGGCTGCTGCCCCGCGCCGCCATCTTCGGTGCCCTGCGGGCCGCCGCGGATCACCGACGGGCGGCCGCCGCCTTCCACACGGCCGGGATCGCCCTCGTCATCGCCCGCCGGCGCGCGCCGGCGCTGGTCGAGCACATAGGGGGCGAGTTCGTCCTCGACCTTCTTGGCGAGCGCGGCCATCTGCTTGTCTTCCGGCAGGCGCTCGAGTTCGCGGAAGTTCGCGCGCATCACTGCCTCGACGATGACCTTGCTCTTTTCCAGATGTCGGAACTGGCCATAGAACTCGGACCACCACGCCTTCTGCGCGTCGGCGACGAGGTATTCCTGGCGCAATTCCTGCTTGGTCTTCTGCGCGACGCGCTCGAGCGCGGCCGTCGGGTTGGTGAAGAGCAGGGTGTCGAGGTCATCAGCCGGCGCCGGCGCGGCGGGCGCCGGCGGCGTCAGCTGTTGGCGGACGGTCTCGAACTCGCCGCGCAGCGCGGCGAACTGCGCTTCCTGGGCCGCGGCATTCGCTTCGAGCGCATCGGCCATCGCGTCTTCGACGAGGAAAGTCTTCCCGCCGATCGTCACTTCTCGCATGGTGGGACCTTTCGGTTGGGGTGCGGGCGCGGCCGGCGGCTGCTCGCCGTAGGCCAGTTTCTGGATGACCGAATCGAGGTCATCGCCTTCGATGGTGACCTTGCGCGGCATGCTCAGTCCGCCTTGCTCGTGCCGAGCGGCGGCTTGCCGGTGGGCTTGCCCATCGACTTGCCGGTACTCCACGACGGCGACATGCGCGCGTGCTCATAGGTTTCCGGCGGTTTCATGGCCATGGCGCCCGGTGTCGGACGCCCGCGGTAGCTGCCGTGATCGTTGTGCGGCTTGACGCCCGGGCCCTGCCCCGCGCTGCCGGGCATGTGGTAGTCGCGCGGCATGCGCGCCGCCATCGGGCCGCCGACCGGGCGCCCGTGGTAGCCAACGTGGTCGTTGTGCGGCTTGACCTTCGGTCCATTACCCATGATTCGCCCCCATTGCCTGCGTGGCCTTTTCGATGCTGAGCTTGGCGTCGCGGTCCAGTTCTGACTCGATTTTGCGCAGTTCGCTGATCGCCGCGACCTTGGCCAGCAAGTGCTCGCCCGTCGCCTTGCCGGCGCGGTAGTCGTGAACCATGTCGTCGACGATCTGCGCCTCGCGCTCGGCGATGACCATGCCCCAGCCGCGGTGCAGCGCCACGGCGCGCGTGGCGTTCGCCGCGGCCGTGTGCGCGTCAGTTCTGGACTCGGAGGCCATCGTGGAACTTGATGCCCTTCGGGAGGAAGAAACCGCGGAAGTTGTTTTCCCGCTTGTCGCGATGCTCGAGGTTCTTGATGTCCTGGGCGACGCGGCCGAGCACCCACACAAGGTGATCGTTCAGCTTCTCCATGAACTCGAGTTTCTTGTGGACGTCGGTAATCGACGTGCGGTGGGCGTTGTACCACGTCGCGACGTCGAGCAATTCCTTTTCCAGTTCGAGACTCACGGGAGACCCCCGGCTGTCAATTCCCCATTAGGGTAGGTCCAGCCGGAGGGAATTGCAATCAGGTGACCTGGGAGGGTTGCGCCGTCTGGTTGATTTCGCTCGGCATGCCCGGCTCGCCGGTCATCCCGGTCGACTGATTCGACGCCGGCATGCCGCTCAGCGCGCCGCCCGGGCCGCCCCCGCCGGCCATGGACTGCATCAGCGCCATGGTGTTCTTGATCTCCGGCCCGGCGTCGACGTCCGGGTCGCGCTCGAAGTCTTCCGGGTTCAGGTTCAGGAGCTTGATGACGCGGTCCCACAGGCGCAGCCCGTCGACCCGCATCAGCATCGCGCGGAACATGATCGGGTTCTGCGCCGCGACCTGCAGCAGTGCCATGACCTTCTGGAACTCGCGCGCCTTAGCCAAGGTCGCCGACAGCCCGTAGACGCGGAACTTCGCCCCGTTGCAGAGTGCCGCGAAGCGCTCGGCCGGCGACAGCTGCGCGAGCGCCAGCACTTCCTGTTTCGTCATGAGTTCCGTGAGGTCGGATTCGAGCAGAAAATCGGCGTTCTGGATGAGCAGCGTCCAGGCTTTCCACAGGATGGTCTCGATGCAGCGCTCGGCATCAGATGCGATGCCGTCCATCATCGCCGAACTCGCGTTCGACGCTTCGGCGACGGCCGTCGCCTTGACGTTCTGCGTCGGCAGGTTGCCGAGCATGATGTCGTTGGTCTTCGCCGCGGCCTGCAGTTCCTTTTCGAGCAGCGAGTACATCTGCAGGGCTTCCGGCGGCACATTGCCGGTGACGATCTGCTCGACGGCCATGATCCCTTCCGGCACGCCTTCGCGCAGCACCAGCGTTTTGTTTTGCGGGATGCCGTTCGAGATCTGCGTGGGGTCATCGAGCAAGTCCGCGCGCACCTGCCGCACGCCCCACACGCTGGCAATACCGCCGTCCAGCATGAGGTTGAAAAGCTCGTTCAGCGCGTGGTTCAGGCTGACGACTTCATCCATCACCGCGCGGTGAAACACGGTGTGCGGCACGCGGATGAGCGGTGCGGCGACGAAAGGATCTTCGCCCGTCCAGTAGGGATACGGTTCCGGCTTGCGGATGAGGAACTTGTCGTTGGCGATCGCCGCGAGCACGGTCTCGTGCGAAATGCGACCCTGCGCATCGAGCAGCGTACCCCAAAACTCGTCGACCACCATGTGCCGGCGATACTTCGATTCGGTGATCCCCTGCAGCCGCCGCTCTTCCTCCTGGCGCCGGAAATCGGCATCGATGGCCTTCACAGCCGCCTCGTCATACACGCCGGCCTTGGCCATCTGCACGACCTCGTGCCAGTCGCGCTCGACGGTGTGGATCTTGTACAGCTTCCGGCCGGTCGGATCGGGCTTGTAGTCTTCCCAGGGGATGAGGTCGACGGACAGCCGGAAGGGCATCGACTTGACGCGCTCGACGCGCGGGTCTTTCTTCTGGCCCTTCTCGTCGGCCATGTCCACCACGCGGTACTGGTAGGCCGGCATCCGGTAGCCGTGGACCTTGAAAATCATCAGCCCTTCGAGCAGCGCGCTCTTGGCGGCGTCGGACAGGCGTGTGGCGAAATTGGTCGTGGTGTCGCCGTCCGGCAGACGCTCGAGGTAGAACTTGAGAATTTCGCGCGCGGTGCGGTCGCTGATGGGCGAATTCTTGCCCATCTTGATGCTGAACCAGTCACCGAACTGGGTCAGCGCCTTTTTGAAAATGGCCGCGAACTGGTCGACCGTTTCGCTGGTTTTCGGCACGAATTCGGTGGACTGGCCATCGATTTTCGCGCTGTAATCCTGCTGCCCCATGTAGGCATCGCGGTTCCGCCGGTTCATCCACATGCGGTGGCGACGGTTGTTCTCGGCTTCCTGGCGGAAGGCGCGTATGGCCTGGACGACTTCCTGCTCGCCCTCCGGGATGGGATCGGGGTTACTCGCGGGAAGGTCGGTCTTGGCCAGCCCTTGACGCACTCGATTTTGCATGGCTGTACCCCGGCTCGCGGATGGTGACCTTCTGGTACTTTACATCACGAACGCACCGGATGCAGGTGCCGATGGCCCGCTCGGCGCCGCGTAGCTCGGCGTAGCAGCACCGGCAGAGATCAGCCACGGGGCACGTGCTGGGTGGCGTAGCTCCCATCCCGGACGCGGATGGGGCCGCGGCGCGCGTCCGGCTCCTGGGATACCACCGGCGCCTCGTAGGCTACCCAGTAGCCCCAGGCGTCCGAGTTACTTACGAGCACCCCATTTGCAAAATAGCATTGGTCATGCTCAACCGTGATGTCGTAAACCCACCGTCTCCCGGGCAAGCGTCGCACTGCAATGACGTGAACACGTTTATCGAGGCCCAGGTCGCTTTCCGTTAGTGTCGCGTTTTGGATTCGCTCGATAGTAGCGGCCCGATAGCCAATACTTTCGGCCCTCGAATTCAATGCAGGTTGGTGGCATAGCGCATGCTCGGCATCAAGTAGCTCGATACCGTAGCTTAAAGCATTAGTTAGCGCCAGTCCTTTTGAAGTGAAGAATTTGTGCTCCTGAGTAGCCACAAGCGTGCGACCATTCGATAGCTCCACTTCGAACACCGGCGCCTCTCGGATCGCCCCCGCATGCAGCACCTTGCGCGTTCCTAACGGCGTCATTACGTGGTCGCCCACAAGTAGGTCTTGAAGCGCCTTAGTTCCCGTCGGCGTCGAAACGCGGGTTTCCCCCGCCAAGCAAGCGTGTGTGCGTTTGTAGTAGGGATCTGAGCGGTTGGTCACTTTGCGGATGCCGCCGCGCTTGTCCAGCTGGACCTGTTCGAGGTCGGCAATCAGTTCCTCGCAGCGCGGGTCGACTTCGACGTTGACCAGCCGGTGCTCGTCCATCAGGGCGTGGTTGATGGCATTCACCCGGTCACGCACGGCCGGGTTGGTCTTCGGCACCCGCAGGCGGATGACGACGCCTTTCGGCCGCATGTGCTTGACGATCATGTTGTAGCTCGACTCGGCCGTCTGCACCGTCCGGTTGCCACCGGTGGCGTCGCCGTAGACCAGCCACTCGCCGCGATGTCGGCCATAGACGTCGAAGACCTGATCGCAGTTTTCCGCGATGCTCGAATCCTCCGTCACGAATTCATCGAAGGTCCGAAAGATTCGGCCGTCACGTTGCCCGATGATGGTGATGAGTGGGTCGATATTGAAGTCCCAGCACCAGATGAGCGGGCGCCGCGGGTTCCAGTATTCCTCCTGCTCGCGTACATGTAGCTCGCGATTGAACGCCGTGTAGGCCCGCGAGCCGCTGGTGCCTGGAATAAGCTCGCCATCCAGGCGAATACGGCGCTGAAAACTGCCCGGCGGATAGAGCGATTCGAGAAAACGGATCTCGTCGGAGCCAATGTGCGGATTGTCATAGATGCTCGCCGTCGTGACCAAGACATCAGGCAGCAGACCTTTCTGCCAGGGGCGCACGATTTCGTCGAACGTCCACGTCACGCCGCCCGGTACGCCTTCCGGCGGCAGCATGGTGCAGGTCACGATGACCGTCAGGCTGCGCCCCGCTTCGACGCGGATGGACGCCTCCTGATAGACCTCCTTGTCGTGCTCTTCATCGAACCAGACGAGATCTTTGCCGGTGCCCTGATACTTCTCGCGACCGGAGTCGTTCGACTTGAAACCGATGATCGACCCCGATTTGAGCTTGAGCACCTGCTGCGAAGGGAGCCATTGCTGGATCTCGCGCTTCGGGATGAACGGCTCATGCCCGCGGCCGGGCACGTAATGCCCATTGTCGAAGAGCTTCGGCTGGCAGATGTCGCGCGACGATGGCCAGTCCAGGGACGAGGCCCAAATGGACGTGGCCCGGTCGGTGATGGTCATATCCGCGTGGTAGTAGGTCGTGCCACGACCGTCGGGCCAGCCGAAGCGTGCGACTTCGGCGACCACTGCGGCGCCCGCGTCCGACTTGCCGGCGCGGTTGGCCGCCAGGAAGAAAGCGCGGCGGTACTTCCGGCTCAGCACGCCCTCGATGAACGATTTCTGTTTCTTGTGCGGCGCGAAGCTGCGCAACGGATCGGCTTCACGGCGGCGCAGCGCTTCCTCGCGGAGCGCCAGCTGCATTTCTCGAAGGTGGCGGGAATCAGTCACGATTATAGGCGTCGTTCAGGAGCCGGAATTTCGCCTCTTCAAGACCCCCGATTAGTTTCGCCCGACTGATGTGCCTCGAATAGGCAGTGGATATTGTTTTGTCACCTCGTCGCCACCCAACTATGACCACTTCGTCGAAACCCCGACCCATCGCGCCTTCAAGTAACTCCCGCACCCCGTTGTCGGGGCGAGGGAGTTCTGTCACCTTCGCGGTCATCTGCTCAGCAGGGCTTGGGCTTGCCCTTGCCGCCCTTGCCGCCCTTCGACTTCGCCATATCAATCACCCCCTTCGGTTTGCTGGTTTCGTTTCGAGAGAACCCGATCAGCCTCGCGCAGGTCATCCCACGTGTCAATGTTCACCAGCGGCTCGGTGACCACGGCGTAGGTCGACCGCCACTCGAACACGTGCAGGTGGGGCTGCGCCGAAACGTTCCAGAAACCGGGCCGGCAGCGTCCATACGCCGCGCCGTTCGCGACGTAGCGTGGCTGGCGATCTTGGCGCAGCAGCAGTGCGTTGGTATCCCGAGTCTCGTCCAGCACGCTCCCCTCGCGGAGCCCCCACTGGCGCTGGGACCAGTATTTTTCCGGCACCGGCTCGACGGTCCATGCCGCGCGATACTGGCCGAGCGCCCCCAGCACCTGCATGGCGTGCACGACCTCGCGCAGCGGGCTCGATGGCTCGAGATAGAGGGAAAACGGGAACTCGCGTCGGTGCACCTCTTCCATCGTGCGCCATGCATGGCCCCACACATCGCCGCCGTGCGACGTGGGGCCGTGATAGCGCGGCGGATAGGCGGCGATGATGTGCGGCACGCCGCGCTCGCCGGTATAGGCCGCCACTTCGGCCGATTCGGTCGATACCGTCAGCGTGGCGCTCGGCGCGAGATCCCGGGCAAAGTCGATGGCGCGCTCGAGCAATGTCTTGCCGCCGCACATCTGCAGGTTCTTCCGCTCGACGCGCTCGCTGCCGAGTTTCGCCGGAATGACGATCAGGAGATCGCTGAACTTCATCATGGCCGGTGCCCGCTCATGTAGAGGTACTGGTAGCCGTCGGGGCGCGTCCAGATCTCCGGCTCGCGCGAGACGACGAGCCCCTTGGCCGTGAAGATGGCCTGCAGCGACTGCACGGTGTAGTACCAGCGATGCTGCACGCAGAAAAACTGCGCCGTGTAGTGGAAATCGAGCCACGCGCGGTCGAGATTCAGGATGGGCACGACGACGTGAAACTGGCTGTCCTCGTGCATCAGCTTCATCGCATCATCGAAGATGGCCCAGGGGCTCGGGACGTGTTCGAGCGTGACGATGCAGAGGACGTGGTCATAGTGACGCGGAGAATCGTCCTTATCGCACTCTTCGACGTACTCATCTACCGAAGGCCAATTCGAAAGGCGTTGCCGGCCCATCCGCGCCCGGGCATCGTCATTCGGCTCGATACCCAGCACGTCGCGCCCTTCGCGCAGCGCCTCGAGGACGTAGCCGCCGCCGGCGCCGATGTCGACCACGGATTCGCCGGGCGGTAGGCGCAAATGGGAGGCCATCGATTCGCCCTGGCGCTTGTGGGCTTCCTCGAACTCGGGCGACGCGGGATCTTCGCCCGTCGATTCGCGGTAGCGGCCGCTTTCATAGTCGTCATCGGTCAGGCACTTGTCTTCCTGCAGCCGGGTGAGCCCGCAGCCGGCGCACTGGTAGAAAGGCAGGATCTCGGGGGCCGCTCCGACCTTCACGCGGCCCATGGTGGCGAAACGGAACCACATTTCCTGCTCGCAGGAAAGGCAGCGAGTGGGGGCGTCAGTCATGGATCACCTCGTCGATGAGTGGGTAGAAACGCGCGAGCACATAGGACTCGTAGTTAGGATCGAAGCTCGGATAGTCATAGGCAGCCGCAAAAACGAGCGATTCCGGAGCGCCGGGACGGAGATTGATCCCGCCGACGCCTATTATCCGAACTTCGCTCGTCGATTCTTCGTGGTCTCGAACGGCCTCGCGCGCTCGTTGGCTCAACCAGCGCCACAACACCGTTTCGACCATTTCGCCGTGCCGATGCGAATGAAATCCGCCGAAAACGTCGTGAAAAAGGGCCATCACGACGTAATCCGGTGGCTCGCCAGCCTTCCAGGCGCGCGTCGCGCACTGCAGGGAGTGGTCGAACTTGTCCAATTCGGGGTTTGCCGGCGCAAATTCGCCTTTTCGACTGACGAGCAGCGTGATGAGCCGATTTTTCAGCGCTTCCGCGGGGATCATGGCACGCGATCCTCGAGGATCGCGGCGATTTTCTCGCCCGCAGTGCCGTCGCCGTAGGTGAAATCTGGCTCGAAACGCGGGTATTCGGCAATTCTGAGCATGTGTTCAGCCTTCGGCGTGGCGTCGTCACGCACGTTGCGCGTTTCGAGCCGATTTCGCTGCCGCGCGCCGAGATTTAGCACCGGAATGCCGATCACGCCGGCCTCGCGCACGCCCACACTGCTGTTACCGACGAGCAGTAACGAGTGCTTGAGCAGCGACAGGAAGTTTTCCGCGGGCAAGTGCCGGTAGAAACGCCAGCGGATGGGGGGATCGAGCAACCACGCCCGAATTTCCTTCTCCAGCACCTCCGCGCCTGGGTCGATATTCGGCCAAAACCACGCCACCTGGGCGCCCATTTCCCGCGCCGCGTCGCGCGTCTCGTTCAGAAGCTCGAGCATCGAGAAGGTATCTTCGGCGCAGGGATGGTACATGCCGACGATGACGGGGCGATTCTGCTCGAGCCGGGCGCCGACGCCGGTTCTGTTGAATGCACTATCCCACCCACGCCCATAATCGAAATGCTCGTCAATGACGGGCGCGCGCAACGCGAGATCGACACTCGGGCATCCGGTGGTATAGATCCAGTTCGCCGGGCGCGCGTTGAGCCGACGATAGGCATCGCGGGTCGCGACGCAATGCACATCAGCCAGTGACGTATTCGCCTCGCGCACCTTGTCGTCGATGTTGCCGCTGCGCTCGCCGCCGAGCAGATGCACGAGCGGAATGCCGTTGTACGCGGCCGCGATGCTTACCGCCAGCGTCTCGTAGCGGTCGGCAATCACCACGACCTTGCGCGGGCGCTCGCTCAACCACAAGGTGTTGAGTTGTTGGATGAGCGTCGCGGTGTAGCTGGTCGCGCCGTGCGTGCCCTGGGGCTCGATGGCCGGCAGGTTCATGTAGTGGTGACCGGCCTTGCAGTTGATGTGAGGTATGTGCGCGGCCGATTCGCTGAACCGCGGCACGGCGGCGCTGCCGGCGAAGACGATCTGCGCGGACTGGCGCAGGTTCTCGACCACGGTCTGAACCCGTGCCCACGAAGCGCGAGCCGTGACAACGATGCAGATCTTGTCCTTCACGATACCCCCTGATGATGCATGAACTCAGCGACAATCCCGATGCCGCCGGCGATGATGAAAACGAGTAACCAGACGAGCAGGCCGAGCGCAAAGAGCGGCGCCCCGACAAACACGCCCAGGATGGCGAGGACGATAAGCCGCAGATCGCTCATCGCGCGAATTCCTTCTTGCGGAAGAGGTCGATTTTCGCGCGCTCTTCGGGCAGCGGCTCTTTGCGCGGGTTGTCGCGCATCGTCGGCCACGCGCGCGCGAAACGCGCAATCGAGGCGAATTCCGGCGGCTCGAAACTGACGCACTGGTCGGGCCCGGGCAAGTTGCGGCTGAGCGTGAAGTGCATTTCGACCAGCTGCGCGCCGAGCACGATGCTTGCTGTGACGGCTTCGATGGTCGCGGTGTGGTCCGAATAGCCGATGGAGAAATTGCTCAAGTACCGGAGATCGACAGCCTGGAGCGCGCAGAGGTTGGCCTGCTCGATCGGCGTCGGATAGATGCTGACCGTATGCATCAGCGCGATAGGCGTTTTGGCCGCGTTGAATACCTTGATGATGTTCCACACGTCCGCGGCCGTCATGCAGCCGGTACTGACGATTGTCGGAATGTGATGCGAGGCGACGAAACGCAGGAAATCGAAGTCCGTCGCCTCGGCGCTGCCGATCTTGAGCGTCTGGACGAGCCCCATCCGAATGAGGTCGTCCTGCCCATCCGTCGAATATCCGGTGCAGAGAAAGTGCAGTCCGGCGCCGATAGCGCGCGTCCGCAAATGCTGCAGCTGGTCGAACGTCAGGCGGCCACGGTGCTGGAATTTGACCGCATGGGCGCCGGCGACGCGGGCCGCTTCGATCATCTCTTCGGCGATGCCGATGGAGCCCTGGAAGTTGTTGCAGCACTCGGCAATCAGGAACGACGCGCCGTGGCCGATGTCGGTGACCCGGTCACCGGTGCGAACTTGGAACACGCTCATTTCGGATACCTCTCGTCGTAGAGCTTCATGAAGTGGTCGGCCAGTTCCCAGGCGTCGACAGCCGAGCGCTGGGGCTTGAGCAGATGGTCGGGGCGGATCGACGCGAGGGCCGCTTCGACGTGGATGCGGCGGCGATCGTCGGCGATTGGCGTGACGGCGGGCGCCGGCGCTGGCCGCGGCAGCGGGATCTCCGGCGGCTTCTTCACGCCGGCCGCCTTGCGCGCGGCGAACTGCTCGTCGGTGAGGTCGGAGCCGCCTATGAGGGCGGCGATATCGGGTTCGCTGTCGGCCATCGTGCTACGCTCTGTTGGACAATGACCGACAAGATTTCACGAAAAGGCCGGCGCAGTCATTCCTCTTTTGGGGGTATCGTCGGCGTTCCACTCCTGATAGGTAAAGCCGAGATCTGCCGCTATGTCGGAGTCAGCCCGAAAACCCTCAAAGTCCTCGTCGCCGAGTGCGCCTTCCCCCTCTTCGACATCCCCTACCGGGGACCTACAGGACGCGCCCCCGCCACAGCCCCCCACCTTGTACGAGCATGGGCCGCGGCTCGCGCTGCAACAGCAGCAGATCGCCGCCTTGAAAACCTTCTCCGCGGGGCGGTTGCTGCTGAAACAGCTGGAAGAAATGGACCGGACGGCGTTCAAGCTGCCGCTAATCACGGCACTTGCCGCTGCCCCCTCTGTGGAGGACATGGCACGCTTCGCCGCGGCGCAGCCGGACAGGTGGTCCCAGCTGCTCTGGAACCTGGGTCGGTTGAACGGCTTTTGGGAAGTGGAACTCAAGGAAGAGGCCGGGACAGTCTCGATGCGCAACATCAGCCAGATGTCCGATGCCGAACTCCTGACCGCGATTGGGCAGATGGACCAAAAGCTGGACGCGCTCCTCGAGAGGACCCCGATCGGATTGCTGCGAGAAACCATCGACATCGACGATGCCGTCGTGGTGTCGGCCACTTCGGTTGAGTTGGGGGACGAGTTCGAGGCGCTGATCGGCTGAAAAGAGGCGCCCATGGGAGGTGGGGCGCTGGAAAGAGGGGTCGTTTGCCGGCGCTCAGTTTACGCGCGTGTAGCCTTCCTCGAAAGCCTCCGCGGGCGACCACGATTCGTAGCCGTCGGCATAGCGGACGTAGTAGCCGCCCACCTTCGGCGTGTGCTTCGTGAGGTATGCCTCGCTGACGCGCAGCGGCGCATAGGGCGCTTCCACGTGCAGCAGGGCGCCGGCCTCCGTCGAGGCGGCCGAGATACCCGTGATCTTCAAGGCCCACACTTCCTTGTGGCTGCGATAGCGTGGCATTTCAGCCGATGCGCCGTTGATCTGGTTGTGGTGTTCC